AGGTCAACGAGGAGCTCGGTTACCAGATGGCCAGGTGGGCGACCGGGCACGATATCGAGATCCGTCCCACGCGCCCCGGTGCTGCGGCCGCGGCGCCGGCGTCCGACACCGCGACGTCAAGCCGTAGAACATCACCCGCGCCGCCGCCGCGCCAGCCTGTCGACCGCCCACGAGCGGCTGTTCTCGTCGAGCGCTACGACGCATGCCGGTCGCGCGAGGAGCTCGAGCGGATCAAGTCGGACGCTCGAGAGGTGTGGGACTCGATCCCCCGCGGCGCGGCGCGAACGGACGTGACCGAGGCGTTCAAGCGCGCTGAGGCGCGCGTCGCGGCGGCGAGCTCGAGCTCGAACTCGATCCAGCCGCCGCCGGTCGATGACGACGAAGCGCGCGAGATCCTCGCCGACGAAGCCGCGCGCAACGCGCAGGACGGAGACAACGGTGCACCCTGATCCGAGAGCGACCATCGTCGCGATCGCGATCGGCTTGAGCATCCTCGTCGTGATGCTCGTCCCGATCGCGATCGCGCTTCTGATCACCAATCTCTGGCGAGCGTGGCGCAGCGCACGCCGCCGCAACCATCTGCAGCGAACAGGAGGCTACATCCGATGAAGGCAGAGAACCACGTACCCAACACGACCCAGGTGGGCATCGCTCCGACGCGCCTACCGCCGACGATGCGCACGCGCCTCGCGGGATGGTGCAAGATCGGGATCGATTTCTGTAACAAGGTCGGCGCTCCCCGCGTCGGTCAGCTGATCATGGCGCTCGAGCTCGCGCTACTCGATCTCGCTGCTTCCGAGCTGCGGCTGCAGCAGCTCGAGCGGCGAGCGCGCAAGGCTGAGAGCGAACTCGCCGGCGCGCGCGCCGTGATCGAGCAGCTGCGGCAGGAAGCGGCGCGCGTCGCCGCTGAGGAATTTGTCGCCGAGCCGACGCGCGTGCGGCCCGACGCTGATCCAGTCGTGGCCCGCTGCCGCACCGTTGAGGAATGCTGATGCTGATCACGGCCCTCACGATCGACGACTACGAGGGTGTTCGACACGTCAGGATCACCCCGGCCGCCGACAGCTACCTGATCCTGATAGCCGGTCGAAACAAGCAAGGCAAGACATCGACGCTCAACGCGATCAGCGCCGCGCTCGGCGGTGCCAAGGCTGTCGCCGCCGATCCGGTACGGCACGGAGCCAAACTCGCCTCGATCAAGATCGAGCTCGACGGCGGGGCACTGATCGTCGAACGCACGATCGAGCCCGGCGGCCCGCCGCAGCTCGTCGTGCGTGATGCCGACGGCCCAGTCCGGCGCCCGCAACAACTGCTCGACCGGCTGCTCGGCGCGCGGTTCCTCGATCCGCTTGCGTTCCTGCGCTTGCCACAAGGCGACCAGCGCGCGGCGCTGATGCGCATCATCCCGGGCGCGGCCGAGATCCAGCAGCTCGATGAGCGTCGCGAGCGCACGTTTAGGCTGCGCACCGAGACCGGGCGCAAACTGGCCATGGCGAGCGGCGAGATGCAGCGCCTGCCGCCGGCGGCCGAGCCGTTGACCCCGATCGACGTCGCCGCGCTGGTCGCCGAGAACGCCCGGTTCGCGCAGCAGCAGCGCGCCGGCGACGGGCTCGGCAACGTGGTCGCGCTCGCCGAGGCCAAGCTGCGAGCCGCTGAGGAACAGGCAACCAAGACCAGCGACCGGATCGCTGCGCTCGAGCGCGAGCTCGCCGAGACGCGCATCGCGCTCGGTGGGTGGGAGGGCGCGATCGCCGGGCACACCGAGCAGCTCGAGCACGCCCGGCAGCAGCTCGCCGCCGCCGCCAGCGCATGGGCATCGAGCGCGCCGCGGCGCGCCGACGTCGAGCAGCTGCTGGCCAACGCCGGCGAGCACAACCGGCGCGCGGTCGAGATCGCCGGATCGAACGCGCGCCGCGACGAGACGCAGCGCGCGGTCGACAAGCTCGGCGCCGAGGTCGACAAGCTGACCGAGGCGATCGCCGGCATCGACAATCGCAAGGCGCAGATCCTCGCCGACGCGCAGCTGCCGGTAGACGGGCTCGAGCTCGCCGACGACGGGATCCTCGTCGCCGGCGTGCCGTTCGCGCAGGCGGCCGCGTCCGATCAGATCCGCGTGGCGCTCGCACTGGCCATCGCCGGCAGCGCTGGGCTGGACGACATCTGCGTGCGCGACGGCGCGCTGCTCGACGATGAGTCGCTCAAGCTGATCGCCGAGCACGCCGAGCGCGCTGGGAAACGCCTGTGGGTGGAGCGTGTCGGCACCGCGGATCCCGGTGCGATCGTGATCCAGGATGGCCAGATCGCTGGTGCACCATGATGACGTTCGGCGATCTGCTGGTCGCGTTCGCTACAGCGCTGCTCGTGCGCGAGGCGTTCCGCGGCGTGCTGCCGCCCGACGTCCACATCGAGGCGGTGCGCGTGCTGCCGAGCCACGTGAGCGGCGTCAGGATCGCGCCCGGCTCGTACATCCTGATCGATTGGAGCCGGCTGTGAGACGCGACCCGGCACCGCTGCAGTGGCCGCCGCGACTGCCGCGCACGAAGCCCGGCGGTCGCAAGCGCTCGAGCTTTGGGGGTCGCGGTGGCCGAGATGCGCTTTCGCCTTTCGCCACTGGCAAGGAGGTGTGCGCCGAGCTCGACCGGCTCGGCGCGTCGACGTGGGTGATCACGTCGAACCTGCCCTCGCGTGGTCCCGAGGGGATACCGCTCGCCGACGCGCCGAGCGGCGAAGACCCGGGGATCGCGGTCTGGTTCCAGTACCGCCGCGTCGAGCGCGCGATCGCGTGCGACCGCTGGTATCGCCCGGAGGAAAACCTGCGCGCGATCGCGAAGTCGATCGAGGCGATGCGCGGGCTTGAGCGCTGGGGTGTCGCCGACGTGATGACGAACGTGTTCACCGGGTTCGCAGCCGCGTTGCCGCCCGGCGCCGACGAGCCGCGGCCGATCCTCTGGCGTGACGTGCTCGGCGGAAACTGGCCAGCAGGTATCGATGCGGTCGATGCGCTGGCGCTCGCCAAGGCGCGGCACCGTCGCCTCATGGAGAGCGAGCACCTCGACGCCGGCGGCAGCTCGGAGCGCATGCTCGAGCTCAACCTGGCGCTCGAGGCCGCGCGCTCGGAGCTCGGCGGCGCGTGAGCCTTCCGCTTACGGAGTCCAGAAGGTAGTGCACGTCCCAGCACCACCCGGGCCCGTTGGTAGGCACTGCGCCGGCGAACCGTGGCACACCACCTGCGTGCAGTACACGTCACCGTTGGACCACGGGTTACACAGCAACCCAGGCGAGCACGAGTCCGGCAGAGGTTGCTGTTCCTCGGGCGCTATCGGCTCGTGCGTGTTCTGAACGAAGCACCTTCCGGTCTGCGAGCCCTCTCTGGTCTCACGCGACAAACAGACCGCTCCTGCGCCGCAACCCTGGACGCCTTGGCAGAAGATGTTGCCGAGCACTCCAGGGCTGCAGGTCATCGGGTTGCACTGCGAAACCCCGGACTCCTGAAACGCCTCGTCCTGAAACGCCTCGTCGAGCGTGAGGGCGCAGGACGCAAACAACAGCAGACAGCACACCAGCACTTGCTTCATGACCTACTCTGTACACCCATCGAGACCGCGGGTCTCGGGCTTTCGCTCACGGGTGAGCGTTAGCGCAGCAGGTACGGGGCCGGGTCGGTGGGGCTGTACGGGCCGACCGGGCTCACCTCGAAGTGCAGGTGTCGCCCGTCGCGGTCGCTGGGGTTGTGGCCCACGAGCCCGAGCGTGTCGCCGATCTCGACGTGCTGGCCCGGACGCACGCGCACGTCGAGCAGATGAAAGTAGCCCGACCGGAGCCCGTTGCCGTGGTCGATCCACACGTACCAGCCGGTTGCGCTGTTGGCCGCGGCGCGCACAGTGCCGGCGGCGGCAGCGAGCGCGGGCACGCCGAACGGCACGACCCACGCCGGCGAGCCGTCGGGCTTGCGACCCTCGCATCCGCCGTCGCCGACGAAGTTGGGCACGTCACCAGGCTTCCAGCGGTAGAACCAGTCGCACCCGTTGTGTGTCGGGCGGTCGGGCGGTCGGAACGAGCTCGTGACCTCCGCGTGGCGCCCGTCGGGCAGCGGCGGCAGCGGGCACGCCAGGAACGGGGCGACGACCGGGGGCGGCGCGCGCCTTGCGATCGACGCGTCCAGCGATTCGATCGTGGCCGGCCCGGCCTGGCCATCAACGACGAGCGGGCCATGATGCGCCTGCCAGAACAGCACGAGCTCGGTGATGTGCCACGGCTTGAGCTCTCTGGCGTCCAGCTGGCGCGCGTTGTATTCGTCGGCGGCGGTCACTCGGACTCGATGGGGATGAAGTCGAGGTAGTAAAACGCGCCGAGCTTGAACCGTTCGAGCGCTGCAGGGTTATCGACCTGCATCTCGAGCGACGCCGATGGGGTTGCCTTGGCGAACCGCTGATCCTCGGGAATCGACGTGTCGTAGCACGCGCTAAATTTCATGCTCTTGGAGTTCTTGCTCCAAGCGTGCTCGGTGATCGACTGAAGTTGCATCTTGCATCGAACGGCCATGTTGGCCTCCCTTCGATGCGCAGAATAGCACCGCGCGAGGTCCCCGAGCGCGTCGATCAGCCGCTCGGAAACCGCTGGTCGAGCCGGGCATCCTCGCCGGCGCGGTCGGCGGCGAGGTCGGCGTGCGCTTGGCGGAACTGCTCCATCAGCTCGTCGGGCGTGAGCGCGCCGGCTGCGGTCTGCTCGAGCGCCCGCAGCGCGCCGTCGATCACCGCGAGCCCGGTCGCGGCCGCGGCGCCGCCGAGGTTCGTCGCGCCCTGTACGACCATCAGGAACGAGACGAGATCCTCGAGCTCGGGCGAGATGGCGCGAAGCTTGTCGGTAATGGCGGTGAGCGTGCTCATGGTCCTGTTCCTTGGGTGATCAACGTGACCGCATCGATCGCGTTGGCCAGGGCCTGCCGGGCGCCGGCGAGCGACGGGTCATCGTTGAGGGTGTTGGCCGCGTCGATCGCGGCGCGCGCGACGTCGACAGCGAGCCAGGCCTTGTCGGTCTTGTCGCGGAACGCCTTGAGTTGCGCGACGCCGGTTGGCTTGTCGGGAGCCGCGTCGATGATCTCGTTCGCGTGCTGGCGCTCGTAGGCTCGCAGGGATCCCGAGAGCGTCTGTACGCCGCTCTGTAGCGATCCGAGCGTCGCGGCGCGCGAGCTCATGCTGCCGCCGCACCCGGTGGCGCCGGCAGCGGCACCGAGCCCGAGCAGCACCAGGGCGAGCACGGCAACCGGCCCGATCGTCGGCGCCTTGGGCGGCGGCGGCAGTCGCGACTCGATGTCGGCCAGCTTGTTGTGCAGCTCGTCCAGCGCGGCCGCAGCGCGGTCGTCCCATGTGCTTTCGGTTCGCGGCGCGGTGAAGTGCAGGATCCCGCGCGCGGCATCGATCGCTAGCCCGGCGCCGGCGACGATCAGCGCGATCAGCGCCATCACGTCCCCCATCGACCAGCCTACCGCCGGCGTAGGTGGCGGGGACTCGGCGGCGAGCGCGGCTGGCACGAACAGCACCAGGGCGGCGAGTAGAGCGAGCGGGAACGCGAGCAGCAGGCGGTAACGTGTCAGCTTGGTTTTTCCCATGCCGTCACTTGGATCCGCTGTCAATCCTGCTGTCAACCCCGGCGTCATCCGGCGGAACGACGGGCGGACTGCCGCGGCACGAGCCGAAGGCGCAGAACGCGCACCGCTGCAGCGGGTCGCCCTTGCACTCGATGTTCGAGTTGCACAGCCGGCCGCACGTAAGCACAGGCGGCGGTGTCTGCGGCTGGTCTCGGCAGTCGTTGCAGCTGCACGCGATGATCACGACGAGAGCGGCGGTCAGTACATGGCGCATGGTTCCCCCGGTTTGCTGACAAGGTGCAGGACATCACACGGAGCGCTCTGCGAGAGCTTGTCGGGCACGGTCCACAGCCTCGAATCCGGCACGCCGTCCGGATTGTCCGGCCCGCGGTTGCCGGGCAGCGGATCGCGACCCGACAGCCGGTGTAGCGCGCGGCGCAGCTCGCGCACGTCGAGCTTGAGCTCGTCGATCTGATGCTGCAGCAAGCCCGTCATCTCGGCGATACGGCGCAGCATCTCGGCGCGGTCGTCGGCGACGGTCTGCCGCAGCACAGCAGAGCGCTCCTCGGCGACCGCGGACTCTTGGATTCGGTGCACCGAGTACAAGGCGACGCCGCCGAGGTTGGCCAGCGCGATCGTGACGCCGGCGATCAGCCAACGTCGCGTGCGCTTCGAGAGCGTGTCGGCGCGCGCGACCCACAAGGCGATCGCGTGGCCGCGGAGCACGACCTTCGCGAACATCCACCATGGAACCGCGGCGCCGTCGTGCAGATCGGCTTGCTTGCCGAGCAGCCGCTCGTGTGGCGTCGGCTCCTGCGCCAGATAGTCGGCCGGCGGGGTGATGTCGATGTCGGTGCTGCCGGTGTTGTCCACGTCGGCAGTCAGGATCACACCGCGACACGGAACGCAACGCGGAGCAAGCCGCCGCAGCCGTGCTTCGCTCCACTCCGGACTCCGGATTGGGACATCTTGACGGCGACTACGATTTTTGTAGTCCACGGCCACCTATCCAGCGCCTTATTTCTAGGCGGGCGATGGGCGCTCGCCGATTGTTGAGCGGAGGATGCAATGTCGAGATGTCTATGCGTACTGGCTGTGTTGATGGTGACGAGCTCGAGCTCGGGATGCACGGGCGATCTGAACACCGACGACCTGATCGTGTTCGCGGATGCCGCGGTCGACGAGACAATCGGCACGCGCAACGCGATCGCCACGTCGATCGGCGTCGGGGGTAACACGGGCGACGTGTGGCCGGCCAGCGGGGTGCCGATGCCGGGCGCGTCGCGCACGGTCGACGGCGACGGGATCGTATCGATCGCAAACGGGTACTGGACGGTCGCCATCCCGGTCGACGCAGGATCAACGCTCGAGATCGCCGCCACTGTGCGCGACAACGGCACGGCGAATACGACCGCGCCGAACACGATCAGCATGTCCCTACTGAGCTACAGCGCGACCCAGGTAGTCACGCTGGGCACGGCGGTCTCCGACGCAAGCGGCAAGCCGCAGACGCTCACGATCTCGTCCGATCATGTCGTCGCGCCAGCCGAGATCATTTTCCTGCGATTCTCGCCGCTGGCGTCCACCACGCCGCCAACGTTCGCAATGACGTTCTCGCAGATCCGATCGATCACGGTGACGCGACGCCGCACACGCACGCTGGTCATTCCTGCAATCGCAGCATCGTCGCCCCAGTTTTCGGCATTCATCGGCGTGGGTGGATTCCTCTGGCGTTGCACATCTTCGGCGGATCACGTCGCCTTCCCCATCTCGCTTCCGTCCTCATCGAGGATCGTTTCTGTCACCACGTGGTTCAACGGCGCTGGCGCCCAGCAATCGGTGTCGCTGCGTAGAGGCCAGCTCGCGACCGGCCTGGTGTCAACGATTGGCTCGACGACGTCGTCGGCGACCGGCATATCGTCGATGACAATCTCGACGTCCTATATCGTTGGAGGCGACGAGCAGCTCATGGCTGATTTCGCATGCGGCGGTGCGGACACCGACGTTCGCGCGGTTGCAGTGAACTACCTCTAGATCGGGATGTGGGTCAAAAAGATCGATCCGACCTGATATCCGGAGGCGTTCGCGTTGATCGAGAGTGCGAGTCGCTCTGTCGCGACCATGTCATGCGGCGTGACGGTGACAGTCGCGAGCCCCCATGACCCTGATCGATTGCTGTCGGTGAGTGTGCCGATCGTGTTGATCGCAAGCGACGAGTTCAACACGTTGAGGTCGATCGTCGCATCGGTTGTGCCGTTGCCAAGCGCGAGTACCGCAAGGCCAGTGATCTTCCGCCCGAGTCTCGTTGGCAACGACAAGATCACCGCGCCGCTGCCGGTGCTATTGATGAAATTTCCGGTGTTGAGCTGCCAGCTGGTGCTAAGCGCGTTGTTGATCACGACCGGCGCGAATGCCTCGGTAGTGGGCCCGCCGAACGCGCCCGCCGGAAACACGCTCTGCGATTGGCCGGTAATAGCGTTCCACAGCGCGATGATCGTGTCGAACAGACCGATCCGGTTCTGCGCGTCGCCTGCCTGCGAGTTGAAGTAGCGGCCTTTGACCTGCGATCCCGCGGTCACGGTCGCCGGGCGCCGATAGGGCAGGTCGTAGAGCAGCTTCAGCGTGCCGCTGCCGTTGGCGGTGATGTCGATGGTCGTGCCCGCCAGCGCGTTCGCCTGTGAGATCGCAAGCTTCACGTGGTTCGCGTCGTCAACCTTGACCCAGTAGTCGGTGAGCGCGGTAATCGCCGGCGAGCCCGTCGGCAGGGTGCCGGTCTCGGTGTACGGGGTGACCGGGCCGTCGCCGTTGTTGAAGTTGTGCCCGGTGATGGTGAGTTGGTTCGTCGTGCTGTCTGCGGTGAACGTCAGCGCCGGCATGGCTCGAGCTCCTACAGGTTGTCCCATACGTGCGCGAAGCGGAACGAGACCGCCTTGCGCCCGTGGCGATGGATGGTGCCGCCGATGAATAGCCGGCCGTTCGTGCTCGTGTCGATCTCAAGGTCGACCTTCGACGCCACGTTGTCGTCGGTGAACCAGGCCAGGGCCTCGCGCGAGTACTCCTCGGCGAGCGGCCCGATGTCGCGCGTGAACGCGGCGCGATCGAGAAGCCACAGCCGCGATCCGATGAGGTCGCCTTCATTATCGGCGAACTCGTCAGCCCACCACCCGCGGCGATCGTCTGGCTCACCGCTCGGTGGCACGTCGTCGTCGAACGCGCGGCGATCGAGGAACAGCGACAGCAGCGCCGCGGTGATCATCGTTGTGTCGGAGGCGAGGTCGCCGTCGATGATCGACAGGTCCGCGAACCCCAGCACCTCATCCCAGAGCAACGCCAGGTCGGCGAGCTGCAGCGCGCTCGACGTCGCCACTACAGCCCCGCTCCGATCAGATCGCGGTCCGTAAGCGAGAACTGGTCGTCGAACAGCATCGCCGTCGTCTCAATCACGTATCCGGCGGTGTGCGACGGCTTCACGCGATCGAGCTCGGCTTGCGCGGCCGCCAGGAAGTACGCTGGGGACACGGGCGGCGCGGCCGGATCGCGAAGCACAAAGAATTCGAAGATCGCGCGCTGGTCGCCGACGCCGGCGACGTACGAGAGATCGCGTTCGATGATCACGACGTCCTCGGGATCCTGCAAGAGCAGCGGCGCGAGAGCGACTTGGATGTCGACCGGGCGGAACCGCTGGCGGTCGACCTTCCGCGAGACGATGCGCGCCTGCCGCTCGGCGACGGTCACGGCCGGCGTGATCTCGAGATCCGCCTCGTACTCGGGCAGCAGCTCGACGGCGGTAGTCGGGTCCGCTTCGTTGAGCATGTCGGCGACGCGGTCGTGCACGCGCACGAGCTCGTCGGCGCATCCGAGCATGAACTGGTAGAGCTTCGTGCTGACCGCGCGCCAGAGCTTGCCCGGCGGCAGCAGCGCGAACAGCATCCGCGCGTAGTCGCGCGCAGTGGGTTCCTCGCTGATCGTCTCGGCGAACCGCGTGAGCGCGGTCGACAGCCCCGCAGACAGCCCAGTCGCCACACTGGCTCCCTTGCCGATGTAGAGTGCGGCGAGTCGGAAGTGATCGTTGCAGTCTGCCCAGTCGGTTCTACCGACGTAGAAGTTGGCCGCAACGGCGTACGAGAAGCTTCCGACCGTGGCCTCACTGCTGACCGCAGAGACGCCCCCCAGCGACCGAGTGCCGATCCGTGCCTTGCCCGTGCTGCGGTCGATCACAGCGATGCCTACGTGCCATGTCCCGACGTGGTACGCACTTGTCCCGTCGATCGACGTTCCCAGCGAGCCCAGTAGCAGCCTGGTTCCGTCGGTGCCGCTCACGTACCAGCCATTGCCGCCCGAGGTGGCCTTGCCGAACATGCCTCCGAACGCGCTCGGTAGCTCAGTCCACAGCCCGACCCACGCGACCACGAGGTCATCGGTTCCGCCAACGTCGAAGTTGGCGCCGCCGTCGAACCGCCCGAGCTCGGCTTGCGTGGTGAATTCGATGCACCGATCGGCGCCGCCGCGTGGCCCGGCCTGGCCGTACAGGATGCCGCCCGACGCGGTGAGCGTGAGCGCGCCGAACGCTGGCACCATGTTGCCGCTCTCGTCATTGCACAGCCAACCGTTCGAGAACGTCGCGCCCGGGATCGCGGCCGCCGCGGCCGCCGCGGTGGTCGGGTATGCGCGCGCGGTCATGCCCATGTGATGGTTCCTACCGTCGGCAGTTGACCGACGCCCGGCACCACGTTGGCCGATGGCACCGTGAGCGTGTAGTCGGTGACGCCGGCGGCGACTCCAATCGCCGTAGTGATCTCCGACAGCTTGATCGTGCCGCTGCCGGCGAGGTCGCCCGGCAGGGCCTTGCGGACGAACAGGTCGGCGAGCTCGGCCTGCACCGCAAGCCGGGTGTCAGTCGTGTCTGGCACGATGTGGATGGTGAACGCGACAGGGCTCAACGTCGGGGTGGCCGCGGTGACGATCGCGGTGATCGGCCGCTCGCTGTTGAGCTTTGTCTGCGCGGCCGCTATCAGTCCGGCGTCGGCGGTGATCGGGTTCGCGTTGTCGTTGACGATGCGGACCACGACGGTTCCGAGCCCGTTCTCGAGCGGCGAGACGAACGCGCGCGTGACGCCGGCGACCGCCTCGGCCCAGCCCTCGTAGTCGGCTTCGCGGCCGCCAGCCGGGGGCTCGCGCAGCCTCAGCAAAAAGCGCGCGCGGAACTCCTCGGTCGATTCCTCGTCGAACCCGTTCGTTATGTCGGCGGCGATGGTCGCCGTCCCGTTGAGCCCCGCGAACGGTGACTCGAGTTGGAGCGTCGTGCCCGCGGGAAGGTTCGCGCTCGATCCGGCGATGTCAGCCGTGATGCCGAGCGTCGCGGTGCCGCCGCTGATCGTCGCGCCGGCGGTCACGTGGAACGTGGTCACCGCGTCGAGCCGGTACGTGATCGTCGGGCTCGTCGTGATCACCGTGCCGTTGGTTCCGGTCACGGTGATAGTGCCGGTCGCGAACGTCGCCGGCGTCGGTGACATCCCGTACGGCTTCGCCATGCGGAGGAGCTGATCGCGCTCGGCGGTCAGGGCGAACAGCTGGCGCGCAAGCCAATCGAGATATCCGTACAGCCCATGAACGGCGCCACCCCACACGGCGCCGACGACGTCGACCATCGCGCGGCGCAGCAACGGACCGGCGACCGACAGCCGGCCGCGTAGGTCGCCGCGGATTCGGGTGATCAGGTCGCCGAGGGTTGGCCGGATGAACGGCATGGCCCACTGCGGTGATCATGGGCGACCGCGCGTGTCAACCCCACTGCTGTTGTGAGACAGTCGCTCGATATGAAGCACAAGAAACTGCAGCTAACCAAAACCACGATTCGACATCTCACCGCGCTGCATCAGGTCCGCGGAGGAGGATGGCCGAACACCAACGAGCGAACGGTGTGCATGGAGTGCTTTCCCTCGGACGGGACTCAATCGCACTGCTGCCCTGACACAACGATCACGGCAATCTGCACCACGTTCTAGACGTCGATCTTGATCTTCGACGAGATCGCCGCTGTGATCGCCGACTTGAACGCGGTGATGGCGGTCTGGAACGTCGCGGAGGGCGAGGACATGCCGGGTAGCGCGGCGACGGCGCCGACGAACGTGTTCAACGCGGTGAGGAACGTCTGCTCCGCGGTGTCGCGGGTGTCGCCCTTGATCACGCCGTGCGTCGCGCCGGCGCCGCCGAGCTCGACCACGCCGCTCGTCGACATCTGGATCTTGTGCGACCGCGCGAGCCGGATCTCGTCGCCCTCGTCGGTTCGCAGCCCCACCTCGCCCGGCTGGCCGTTCCTGGGGCGGTGTCGGGGATCCGCGATCGATATCGTGATCGGGTGACTGCGGTCGCCGCCCGGGAAGATGATCACCGCGTGCGCCCCGGGCAGCGGCACCGAAAAGAACCCGTAGGGCAGCGGCCGCTCGGTGTGCTCGGAGCCGGAGCTCTGCGGTAGCTCGCCGAGGTTGCACTCTACCTGCACCCGCTGCGTGCGTCCGCTGTCGTCGACTAGCGTCACCACGCCGCGCGAGATCACGTTCTGGATCGGCCGGAGGCGCGGCTCGATCATCTTCCACACCTGGCGCGCCAGGTCGCGCGGGATGCCCTGCATCAGAACGCCCCCTTTCGGAGCTCTTTCCAGCCGCCCTCGCCTTTCGTGAAAGCCTTGGGCTCGGGCTCGAATGCATCCGGCCGCACCAACTGCAGCACCGTCACGCGCCCCGATTCAGCGACGGTGTACTGCGCCTGCGAGATCAGCATCTCGCCATGCAGACCGATTCGAGGGATCTCGACCGGCACGAGCGCGTTGATAGGCCACAGCTCGTTCGAGGACGTCTGGCGCCATCCCTGCACCGTGACCTGGAACCGCGCGCTCTTGGCCGCGCGCACGCGCGACTCCCAATCGGCGCGGCGCTTCGCGTCGGCGCGGTTGTAGTTCTTCTCTGGCCTGATCAGCTTCACGCGGTTCCGGCGGCGTACGTCGAGGTCGAACGCCTCTGCGATCACGTTCGCTTGCTCGCCCGATTCATCCTCGGTGCCGGGAACCTGACTCGCGATCAGGTAGCGGTAGAACCGATCGGTCATGTCGAAACTGCCGGCGGCGCCCATGACGTTGACGCCCTGAACGAGCGCGGTCGCGCTCGTGGTTCCTCGTCGCGTGATCACCACGCCGCCGTGGCCGTCGCTCACCAGCAACACGCCGTCGTCGTTGGCCGCTTTGCTCATCATCTCGAACGCGTCATCCCCGGGGTGCGCGACGAGCTGCGGCAGCTTCGCCAACGTCAGACCGGGCTGCAGCGAGACCGGCACGCCGAACGGCTTGGCGATCGCCTGACAGAACTCCAGCACCGACACGTTGCGGTAAACCCACTTGTTTTTCGACGAGTCGGCGCCGGTGACGATGCCCGAGCATTCGACGAGCGAGCTCGAGCGATCCTTGCCCGAGTAGGCGAGGTTCACCTGCTGCGCGGCGAGCGCTGGGCTGCGCACGTCGACGAATCCATCGATGACCGTCTCGCCGTCGATCTGCACGAGGCAAGAATCCTCCTCACGGATCGGCCACGACTCCGCTCGAGCGGCCCACCGATCGCTCACCTCGAGCTGGAAGCTGCCGGCGATCGACTCCATCGAGCGCGTGACGCTCACGGCCTTCCATCCCGCGTAGTCGGCGCCGTTCACGACGAGATGCGGCTCGAGCTCGTCAGCCATTGCTCAGCACCTTGAGGTCGCCGCGCACGAACCCAGGGTGGCGCACGTTGTTGCGCGCGACGATATCGAGCTCCTGGTCGACGGAGCCGTAGAGCTGGTAGGCCAGCAGCAGCGACGGCACCGCGACGGGTCGGCTGATCGTGAGCGTGCGTGCGAACACCGACGGACCGGGCACAGCGAGTAGCCCGGCCGACCTCAGCGAGACGAGCGCGGGATACGCGGTGTCGGCGGCGATCGCGGCTTGCTCGTCGAGCAGCGCTGCGAGCCGGTCGCGTGCCGCGATCGCATCGTCGACCGACGCGAACTCGACGGTCGGCGCGATGCGTGCAGCCTCGATCGCGAGCACCCGGCGCAGCGCTGCGGTGATCGCGATCTGGTTTGCGCGCTCGGTCCGCCGCGTCGCCGTGGTCACGGGCGCGTCCGGCCCGGCGTCGAACCCGTACGCGTCGACCAGCGCGTCGAACACGGCACCCGGGGTCGCCTCGATCGTGTCGGAGAGAGCGTCGATCGCGCCGCCGAAGTCGTCGATCGCGGACGCTGGCGCGCGAACAAGCGCCGACGCCTGCGCCGACAGCAACGTGATCCGGCCGTTGAGCGTCGCGAGCTCCTGCGTGGTGCTCGCGACCGGCGCGAGCTTGCTGCCGACGAAGTCGCTCGCCGAGCGCAGCGCGCTCTCGGCGGACGTCAACGCGAACGCGGGGAGCCCCGCGACCGTGAACTGCTCGACGAGCTCGGCCTTCGTGGCTGTGCGCGCCGCCGTCGCCGCCGCGTCGACCTTGCCCACGTTGTCGACGGTCGTCGTCGGCGTGAGCGAGAACGTCGGGGACTCGCAGAACACGATCGAGAACATGGCGATGCCGCCGACGTCGCGCGTCTCCTTCACGCTCACCGTGTCGCAAATCGCACGCAACACGCCGTGGAACACGTGCACCAGCTGGCCCGGCCCGGCGACGTCCTCGAGAGCGGACATCAGCGCGTCGCGCTTCACCATGTAGTCGTCGCCGAGCACGTAGCCCTCGACCTTGAACGAGCGATCCTGACGCCCGAGATCCTCTACGAACGGAACATCGCGGAACGGGAAGCTGTTGCGCACGACACGGCGGCCGCCAGTGCGCTCGGAGTCCTGCACCAGGAACGGCACGCCGCGAAACGACGAGCCGGCGATCAGGTTGCCGTCGACTACGACGCGCCGCAGATCCTCGCGCCACGTCATGGCCCACCGATCCAGCCAAGGTTGTAGCCTAGGCTCATGTCGACGGTGGTCGTGTTCGCCGGCGACGCGGTTACGCGCGTGCCGCGCGGCGTGTTGGCGAAGTCCACCGAGAGCTGTGCTTGCGCGCCAGCGGCCGCGCCAGCGGCAGTGCCCGCGTTGAGCGCGCCCTGAGAGATCGCAGGTGATGTCGGCGTTACCTCGATGTCGGGCACGAGCCCGAGCTTCCGACCGAGCCAACCGGCCTTGTCGGTGACCCAGTGCACCGCACCGACGACCTTGTCGATGATTCCCTTGATGTACTCCCACGCTCGACGGAACACGTCTTTGATCCAGTCCCAGAGATCACCGAAGAACTGTTTGATCGGCTCCCAGTGCGCGATGATGATACCGAGCGGGTGGTACTTCAGGAACAGCCCCTTGATGAAGTCCCAAGCCTTCCAGAACACCGACGAGACCCAGTCCCACAGCCGACGAAAGAACGCCTTGATCGGGTCCCAATACTTGATGATCAGGAGTGCCGCGACCGCGATCGCCGTGATGATCAAGATGATCGGGTTCGCGTATAGCGCGACGCCGAGCGAGACGATCGTCTGAATCAACGGGAACGCGATCACCCCGGCGATCGCGAGCGCAACGGTCTTGAGCCCGCCGATCGCGTCGACGAACCCCGACACCTTGTCGACGCCGGACAGAAGTGTCTCGACGAAGTTGTGGATCTTGTCGGGCAGGTTCTGGCCGAACTCCTTGGCCCACTCCGCGATCCGCTCGCGGTTCTCGGTGAACCACGCGCGAAGCTCCTCGACGAGCTGCTGCAGCGCCGGCGACAGCCCACCGATCAGCGCCGCCTTGATGCCTTGCGTGGCCGCGTGCAGATCCTTGAGGCTGTCGTCGACGGCGCCGGCGCCGGCGGCCGCCTCCTCTTGCGAGCCCGCCATGCCGATGAACGCGCCCTGTAGCTCGAGGAGCCCCGCCGAGCCCCGCGCGAGCAGCGGCGCAAGGTCGGTGTCGCCAACCGTCTTCTGCGCCAGGGCGAGCCGCCGCGCCGGGTCGGGGATCTTGGCCATCGCATCGGCGAGTAGACGGAACGCAGCCTCGGTGCTCTTGCTCGCCTTGAGCTGCTCAAGCAGCGCCGGCGATACCGTCTGCAGGAATTTCACCATGCGCCCGGTGCCGGCCCTCGCCTGCCCGATGTTTTGCGTGAGCGTCTTGAGCCCCTCGTCGAGCTGCTCGACCTTCGCGCCCGATCGCTCTGCCGCGTACCGCATCGATGCGAGGAAATCGACCGTCACCCCCATTTTCTCGGCCTTGTCGCCCAGGTCGTCGAACTCGTCGATCATTGCGGCTAGCTGATGGACCACGATGCCGATCCCGACGCCAGCGCCAAGTAGGTCATTCTTGATCGAGCCGAATACCCCCTTGACCGCGCTTCCGACGCCTTTGATGCGTTCCGCGATAGTGCCTAGCCCGCTTTCTTTCGCGAGCCCTTTAAGGCTCTCGCCGAGCGCCCGGAGCGTGGTCACGCCGGACAAGCGGTTCACGCTCTCGTTGACCTTGCGCACGACCGCCGTCGCGCGGTCGACCGCACGGATGATGATAGAGAGCGGTACTTGTTTGTCGGCCATGTCAGCGCGGGATTCGTTTGGCGATCGACTGGGCTTGCTCGAACCACCAGAGGAGCCGCTCGATCGTGAGCCGGTCGAGCTCGCTCGGCTGGAAATGGAACACGTACGCGACTACTGCGAGCGCCTCTTGCCAGCCCCGAGGCAACGCCCGAAAAACTCGAGGGCGATTGCCATCACCTCCCCGGCGTCGCGCGCACCGAGCTTGGAGATGGTGGTCGGTGCCTGGCCCGACATGCGCGCGGCGATCTTCACCAGGTCGTCGGTGTTGATCTCGCCGCCGATCTTGATTCCCTGCATGTCAGACAGCCGTCCCTCGCGCATCGAGAGCTCGGTGAGCTCGACGGTCGACGTAATCCGCACGGGGGTCTTGAGCTGGATCACGACGGGGAACGTGCGCTCGTCGTACGACAGCCGCACCGCGGCGTCGTCTGCCATGTTCGCCAGCCACTCCTCGATCGGCACGTCGCCGGCGGTTTGCCGCCACGCCTTGAACTGATCGACCGTCGGTTTCAAGGTGAGTCCCTCGAAAGGGAACTCGATCACGTCGTCGTTGTTGGGCTTGGGATCGCTCATGCCGGAACCTCCTCGCAGGTGATGCCTTCCCATCGTACCTCGAGCTCGCCCTCCTCCGTGGTGCCCTTGGCATCGCCGGCGTACCAGGCATCGCCGAGCGAGATGGTCTTGCCGTTCGCCAGCTTCAACGTGACGGTTAGATCCTTGCCATTGAATAGGGCCTTCGTGTCGAGGTTGCCGCGATCGGTAACCACGCCTTCGATGTACGGCACCTGTGGTTTCTCGGTGTAGCCGTGCACGCGATCGCTGCCGACGATTGCCTCGCGCTTGGATGTCCCGAGCTGGTAGGTGAAAGAGCCCTTCGCGTCCTGCACCTCGCCGCCAACCTGCAGCGCGATGGTGCCTCCTCGTCGTTGATCAGCCATGGTGTGCTCCTCGCGGCGCGGCCGCGGTTACAGGCGGAACTGGATCTGGGCGGCGCTTATGATCAGCTGGTTGATGAGGTCGGGTGCAAGCAGGAAGTCGAGCCGATTCGGGTCGCTCGTGTTCCGCTCGACGACCAGGTCGCGCTTGAACTGATCAAAGCCCTCGACGAGCCCTTTCTTTTCCATGCGCCTGAACCACATGAGGGCCTCCGCCTTGCCGAGACTCGGGGTGACGATCGGCTGGCCGGCGTCGTATTGGATGTCATCGCCGCCCAGCTTGTGGCGCGGGTACTTCGTCTGCCAAAGCACCCGGAAGTCGAAGCGCAAGTAGGCCAGCGTGAACATGGTGGTCACGTCGAGATACGACGTGTCGGGCGCACCCGACGGCGCCGTGCGGTACGTCGTGATCGCGCGCTCGAGCTGCACGCCGGTCGCGGCCGCGTTGAGCCGCGTGGTCGCGATGCCGGCGTAGAGCAGCTGGTTCCGCTCGTCGAATGACCACTGGTCGGTGAGCGCCGTGGGCATGCAGCGCGAAAGCGCGAGCGTCTGGAACGGGCGCGCTGGGTCGAGCTGCGCCGACAACGCGACGAGCCCGGCGGTCTCGGCCGCCATCTCCCAGGGCGGGGTAAGCGGCGACGCGCCGGGCGGCGCCCAGATCAGCGACTGCTGCGAGTTGCGCCCCGTGCCGAGCGTGGTCAGCGCCGAGAACGTCCCCGAGCTCGCGGTGATCGCGACGCCATCCTGCATCCGCAGCGGCCCGAACCGCGTGAGGAGCTCGCCCTCGAGAGCGGTGAGGCTGGTCGCGTCGGTGTAGGGATGCGGCCACAGCTGGAACCAGATATCGGCGACGCTGGCGATCAGGTTCGTCAGCGTCGGGTTCGTCGCGCCGCCCGTGAGCTGGACGTATGCGAGCGACACGCCGCCAGGCCGAGCCTCCCCCGGCTGGAAGCTGTCGCGCATGTCGTAGAAGTTGCCCGGCGTGCCCTTGTGCCGGAACGTGACCGTGACGACGTTCGTGGACACCGACGCGGTGACCGGCAGATCCGCGTTCGCGTTGATCGCCGCGCCGATGTTCGTCGCGATCGTGTTCTGCGCATCGCCGATCGTGACCCCGACCGGCACGCGTTCGCCGCCGAGGTACAGCACGATCGGCGTCGACGATGTCGCACTGCCGGTGACGGTGATCGATCCGGCCGCCGCGGTGCCGGCGCCGTTGTCGGCGAGCACGCCGATCCACAGCTCGGTTGAGCGGTTGACCGCGAACCACGCCAGGGCCTGCCGATGCAGCAGCGAGCCGCGGCCGGCGAGCGGGATCACCTGTTCCGCGGATGTCACGCGGATCGCGGTGTCGGCGGTCGCCGTGCCGCCGGCGAGCTTCTGCCCGATCAGCAGCACGCGGTAGGCCAGGATCGACGGGCCTTGCTGCGCGCGCGTGTTGTCGAACTCGGCCGCGACGAACGGCACGCGCAGCGTCGGCGGGATGTTGTTGAACACGATCGTCATGGTCGGAGCTCCTTACCGGGTGGTGATCGGGGTGAGCGGCTCGCGGCCGGTCGGCGTCGAGCGCTCGCTCGAGCGCTCGCTCGAGCTCGCAGCCTCAGCGTCGGGGTCTGGCTCGTCGATGAACTCGACTTCGCGGTGAATCCGTCGACGATCCCAGAACTGGTGAGGCGCGACCCACATGCCCTCGGGCGGCAGGCGACGGCCGGTGGTCGGGTCGTACATGACCGCGTCGGGGTTGAACGGCTTGACCTTGATTCTGTTGCTCATGTGGATTGCCTCACGTTGATGTCACTGACCGCGGCGCCCGCATCCTCGACACCGGGCATCTGATTCTTGACGTGCGCGCGCAGGAACTCGTCGGTCGCCAACTTCGCCGGCGTCGAGCGGTACTCCACGGAGTAGGTGAGCGTGACCACGCCGACCATCGGATCGGCGCCCTCGCCGCCGCGCACCGCGAGCTCGGTGTTCTCGAGGATCGTGTCGCGAGCGAGACCGTTCTGCAGCCCGCCGAGGTAGCGGTCAGCTTCCATCGCCGCTTCGACTTGCTCGCACATGTCGTCCATCGGGTCGGCGAGGTCGGTCGGCTCGAGCGAGCCCGCCGGCGCCGAGACCCAGATCACGATCTCGACCTTGGCGGCGCGGTACAACGCGCGCGGCGAGGTCTGGCCGCTCTTGTCGGTGTCAACCGGTTCGCGCAGCGTGTAGACCGAGATCGCCGGGAACAGCACGCCCGTCGGTGTCTTGCGGTGCGGCTCGGTACGAGTGCCGTCGACGCGTTGCCCGGCATCGGTCGCCCCCTTCAAGAGAGCGACGATCGCGTGCCTGATCAGCTTGCGTGGATGCGCCACGCTCGGGTGAGGATCACGCCGCCGTGGCGCTGTCAACGTTGCAGGATCGATGCTAGGACGATGCTCGCCCCTGGTCGAGACGCTGGCCACGGCTGGCGCGGAGGACAGCGGCACCATTCGCTCACGGGCGAGCGAAAGCCTCACACCCGGCGCAACATCAAACGGATCGCACCGAGCCCCGCCGGCTTGCGCTCGGTGACCCTGTACACGACGCCTTCGATCGTCAACAGCGGGTCGTCGATCTCGGGGTCGACCGGCAGCTCGGACAGCCGCACGAACACGCTCGGCAGGGAGGCCTCGACGCCGCCGAGCTCGTCGCCCTGCAGCCGGACGTAGGGCGACGCGCTGATCACCTTGACCGGCACTGCCGGCCCGTTCGCAGGCTTGTAAAGTATATCCATGGGTTACCCCAGCAGCTCGATGATGTCGGTATCCATGGTCGCGACGAGAGCCGCGAATCCGGTCAGCTCGATCCCCGTCGCGTAGAACGCGACAGCGACGCTGGTGCCGGCCGCGACCGCTGTCGCGTCCCAGATCGATCGCCCCACGGCCGCAGCCGCCGCGGTCCCGGTGGAGGTTCCGGCAGCAGACGCCGCCGCCGCGGTGGCCGCAGCGACCGCGATGCCGGATGCGATGCCCGTGGTAGCCGCCAACGACATGCCGACCGCGGCAGCAGTGGAGGCGCCTGCGGTCGTTCCGGTGCCTGACCCCGCGGATGGCCCGGCCCCGACCGCCGTCGCATCCGCCAGCCCCGCAGCCACACCGACGCAGCTGCTCTGTGCGGCACCGACAGCTTGCGCCGCGCCGGTCCCCGAGCTCGCCGCAGCACACGAGGCCAGCGAGCTTCCGACCGCGGTCGCCGTCGACGTTCCAGACGTGACCCCTCGAAACGCTGGCACAGCAGCGGCCGTGCCAACACCCGCCGATGCGCCAGCACCCGAGCCCAGCGGATTCGCCACAGCGGCGGCAGTCGATGCGCCCGAGCTCGAGGCAGTAGCGGTGAGCACCGTCGTCGAGTTGCCGCTGGCAGTGCTGGCGCCGGTTGCGGAGCCGACAGCGGCGATCATCGCGGCGCCCACGGCCGATGCACCGCTCGTTGCCGTCGCTACGCCAGCGGACGCTGCGATTGATGCGCCCACACCGAGCACCGTTGCGCTGGCCGACGACGCGCCCGACACAGTCTCGAGTAGAAGCACCCAATCAGCGTCTCCAGCGCTGTTCGCGCCCGGCGTTGAGAATGCGTGCGTCCCGGAATTCGCGAACGCTCCTGCGTTCGTGAACGTGGCGTTGGCCGGATCGAACCAACGCGCCTGTGCCGTCGCTGACAACTTCGTCATGTCGACGGTGATCGAGCCTGTGTGATCCGGCGGCACGTATGCGACCAGCAGATCACCCTCGGGTGTCGCCGCTGCAGCGACGTATGTCGTCGACTGCGGACTCGCGGTGCCTCCACCTGCGGTGATCAATGCCCCCATGCCACCAAGCCCCGACGGTTTCAGGCGATGCCAGGGCCTCGACTTCAGGAACGCGAACTGCCGGCTCGCGTCGAGCGTGCCCTGTGTCGCGAGGATCGTCGTGTAGTCGGTGCCAGGTGTTCCGTCGTCGAATCGCCAGGCCTGCTCATGGCCAAAGAACCCACCCGAGATCCCGGCCAGGAACCCCCACCAGAGATATTTGCGCCAGGGCGCCGAACCACCGAACAGCCCTTGCTCGTAGTTGTACTCCCCCAGCAGCGACGGGATCGCCGGCGTGACTGCATATCCGCGGCGACACAGCTCGGCTGTCGAGTCGTCGCTGTAGCAAAAATTCATGTCCCACGAGCCAGCCGTGAGGTTGGTGTCGGTCGCGAGGCAAGGCCGATCCCAGTGAGCGGTCCAGAGTAGAGACTGCTGGCCCGCCACCGACTTCATCCCGGCCATCACGCTCGTCACTGCAGCGCGCTCCGCTGTGCTGAGCGTCTGCGTGTTCGCTCCGTAGTCGCCACCCATGACCCAGATGATGTTCGGCCGGTTCTTCCATCGATTCGCGAGCCACGCTCCGTAATTCCAGAGTTTGGATTTCGTCGGATTCGCGAACGACTGGCCGACGAAGCCGCCTGCGCCGATGATCCCGTCGAGCACAACCATCTCCTGCATCCACCCCTCTTGCCCCGCGTGGAACCCTATATACGCGGGCCACGTGAACACCGCGACGCTGTGTTGCTCGCACGCATCGAGCACGCTTTCGATCACCTGCCAGTAGCTGTTGTTGATGAACGTCCAGTCGGCCGCCTGCGTATTGATATTCGAGTAGTTGTCGGCGGCGAACTGGCCTTGCGTGCCGTTCGCTCCGGTCGTCCCATTCGGCGATCCGGTGAACGCGGATCCGTCGAGCCTCTGCGTGAAGGGCAGCAGGCCTCCTCGCTCCTTGGGTGGCTTGACGAGGGTGAAGCAATGCGCAATAGCCTCCATCAGAACGCAATTGAATCCTTGCGACGTGATCGTATTGAGGTACGAATTGAGACCGGCGATCGGAATGTTGACCCCGATCTCCCATGCGCTCGTGCCGCAGATGAGGAACGGAGTGCCGTTCGCCTGCTTGAGGTATCGCCCGTCCGACGAGACAGTCAACGGGAACACGCCAGCGCCGGCGGCGACCGCGCTGGCAGAACCAACACCAGCTGCGGACGCCACACCGCTCGCCAGTGGCAGAGCGACAGCAGTAGCCGTGCACGTCCCGGTCGCGGCGCACACGCCGAGCGGCACGCTGGTGGCCGTGGCGGTCGACGTCCCGTCAGATGACCCGACGCTGCCGGCGAGAGCTATGCTTCGTGGCGGCGCCGGTCGCCGCTGCGGCAGCGGCGATATACGCGCGAACAGGGGCACGCCGAGATCTCACCCCTCCTCGATATCGACCGAGGCTCCGATCGTCAACGAATCGGCCGGTGCTCCGCCGAGTCGCACGACCAGCTGGCCTTGCCCCTGATCGGTGCGCGGCTGGATCTGGTCCGGGAACGTGTACTCGAACGGTGCGCGCACGTTCCAGCCGGTCGAGTACACGGTTACCGGCGTGCCTGCGCTCGCAGCCGTCGTATCGCCGACACGGCTCGTGAACGATGCGGCCGCGTCGTGGCCATCCTTGGGCACCTGCGTACCGGCGGCGCCGCCGGAGCCGTTCGTGGTGTTGCCGCGCACGACGTTGATCGTCAGGACCTCGTCCTGCGCGTCGCCGACGTCGCTCGTCTGCCACACGCGGATCGCGCGGATCTTGACCGGGATGTCGTCGGCCGCGATGATCGCAACGAGATCGATCGCGACGGTGGCGGCGGCTGGTGACAGGTTGACGGTATAGCAGCGTGGCATGGGGACTCCTCAGAGCAAGAGCATGTAACTGGGTGTGCGGGTGCTGGGCGGCGCCGGCGATCCGGTGGCGGCGACGATGTCAGCTGCAGCCCACGAGGATATGAGAACAACGTTGCTGCCGGAGTTCTGAAACCAGCCGCCGATCGCCGGCTGACCCGTGGCAAATGTCGAGTCGGTCGCGGTACGCAGCAGCGAGCCGTTCCGCTTGATGTTGATTGTCGTGCCGATGCACTCGATCCTCAGAACATCGCCGCCGGCGAGATTGGAGGGCGCTGTGATGTCAGTGCCAATCTGCGTATAGACCCCGGCATTCGAGATTCGCCACAGCTGCAGCATCGCGGCGCCAACGTCGGATGCGGTCGTCAGCAGGTAGCATCCGGCCGTAGCGTTCATGCGGGCGAACACATATTGGTAGTACAGTTGCCCGCCAGTCGGTACAGCCGCGAGGGTCATCTCCGAGTAGTGGTCGGCCGAGAACGTCACCCCGGTGTAGCGCATGGCGCCGTCGTTTCCGGTGACGACACCGGCCACACCGGTTGCCTTGCGCATCGGCTGCCAGTACGCCGAGGGTTGCGTCCAGACACCACCTTCGGAGAGCGGGTTCTCCGTCCCCGCAAAACTCGAGGACGCGGAGACCATCCGCTCAGTCCTCGGTGATTGCGCTTGCGGTCGTCAGCTGCGGAGTGACTCCGTTGGCGACAGCGATGTTCGGCGTCACCGTCCCCGAGTACAGCAGCTCACCGGCGCCCGAGCTCGACTTGCCGACGCCGAAGTGAGTGACGGTGCCGCCGGCGCCGGCGGTCATCTGGCCGAACGAGATCGTGGCGACCGGCGACACGCTGTTGTTCGTGACGGTCCAGCCGCCCGTGGTGCGAGCGACAGCTACGCGCGCGTATCCGGTATACGAGATCTCGTTCGTCGTCTGGTCGCCGCCTTCGCCAGGGTCAGCGGTGTGCAGCGACACGAACAGCGAGCCCGCAGCCGTTGAGCCGACGATGCCACCGGCATCGCCGACGCCGGCCCATGTCGTGTTGTTGAACAACAGCTTGAGCCAGTCCGTTTCCGCTGCATTGCTTTTCGACATCGCGTTGGGCCTTTCGTCAATCCACGATGGAGGGTGCTCAGGCGACGTTGACGACGGCGCCGATGTTCACCAGCCGCACTGAGCCGGTCGCGTCGCCAGATGCCGCAGCGGCGACCGCGTGCCCGGCGCGCGACGCGGTAGCGCTCTGCGCCGTGACGAAGTTGTTGTTGGCGGTGTCGAAGTAGAGCGTCGCGCCCTCGGTCCAGGCTGTGCCGGTGGCCTTGGCGAGCGTGTGCACGCCGGCGACGTCGCAGGCGAATGGAAGGGTTTGCGCTGCGGTCTCTCGCGGCACGACGACGAGCGAGCCGATCTTGATCGCCGTGCCCGCCACGACGCCGCCGGTGGGAGCCGTTAGCGTCAGTACGTCGCCCGGCTGCGTGAAGGTTCGAGACATGTTGTTCTCTCCGTTGGAATCGATGTGGTGTTGGTGTTCGTGGTCTGCTGTGGCTACGAGCTGCTCGACGAAACGGACTACGCGCCGGCGCAGGTCACGGCGCCGCGGAAGTCCAGCACCGCGGTCCCGTAGTCGAGGACCACCTTGAATTGCACACCGTCGAAGCCGAACGATTGCTCGGTGTCGATGCGCGGGGCCTCCTGCCCGTCGATGAACCCGACGGCGAACACCGCGTAGAGGTTCGGATCGGCCAGCAGGTAGTGCCGCGTCGTAGACTGCGCCGACAGGTAGGGCGAATCGACGATGTCGCGGAACAGGTTGAGCACCTTGTTCGATACCCCCTGTGCCTTGTTATCGGTCGGGTCGGTCGTGGACGAGTTGAATTGCTTGGCCACGCCGCCCAGCTCGACCGGCCCCAGCCAAACCGCCGGGCGCAGCGCCAGGAACTGGTTGGTGCTCGGGTCCTTCTGTCGTGCCATCGTGGCCCGGCCGCCGTCGAGGGTCGCCGGGCTCATTGCACCTGTGGGGCCGATGTTGCTTCTGCTCGCATGGAACAGAGGGTTGGCGTCGTAGTTGATTCCGAGCCCCGAGTTGGCCGTCACCATCGCGAACGCGTCGGATTCGACGGTCAGCGCAGCCGCCAGACCGAGCCCGGACGCCAGGCTCTGGAACGCACCGAGGTCATCGTTCGCGAGCGCGCGACGCGTGATGCCGATGATGTTGCCCTTCGTCCCCGGGGTAAGCGTGCGCTTCTCACCGTCCGGGATGTTCTTGTGCTTGATCTCGCCGCTCTCAGTGACCGAGTCGAGAACGCCGAAGGTGCCCGGCCGGTAGAACGTCGACGTCCGGAAGTCCTGCACCGACTTGCGACCGGCCCACATTGGCCACGTGACCGGCGCGAGCGCGTACTGCCCGACGAAGATCTTGTTGACCGCGGTCTCGAGGAGGATCGCGAAGTCGCTGGTGGTGTTGAACCCCTGATCACCGCGCGTCTGCAGCGCGGCGCGAATGAGCGCCTCGCCATGCAGACCCTTCGCGGACCGGCCGCGGAGCTCGAGCGCATAGCGCGCGAGGTCCGTCATGCGCATGCCGCGGAACTCGCCCGGGTCCGTGGCGAGGCCAGTGAAGTTGTGCGCCAGGCGAGCGACGCCCTTGGCTCGCGAGATCATGTCCGCATGACCGGAGCGCTCGATCAGCCATGCGGTGGCACCGCGCAGGTACTTGTCGCGCGCGTCGTCGCCGGCCGTCACCCGGAGTGTTCCGTCGGTCGTGAACTCGTCGTGCTCGCGCTTTGTCACGAACGCGAACGCGGCCTCGCGCGCCTTGTCGACGGAGACATTCGCCTTGATCAGCTTCGCCGCCCACGACGACCCGAGCCCCGAGCGCTCGGCGATGTCGTTGATCTGCGTGACGCGCTCGAGCGTCCGCTGCGTCGCCTCCTCGGCCGCCTGCTGCTCGCTCTCGCCGCGTTGCCGCGCATCCTCGATCCGCTTTCTCCGGGCCGCTTCGGTCGCTGCCCTGGCCACGTTATCCTCGAGGTCCTCGGGGGTCGGCGTCGGCGTCCCGGGCTGTTCGGTGTTGTCATCATCGGCCATGGTGGTTGTCTCCTGCTGCTGTCGGGTGGTGATGAACGTGCACTTGAACCGCTCGGCCGACTCCGATCGGAACCCGGCGCCGTCGTCGGCACCGATGGGTACGGGGGAGATTTCCATCGGCTCCCAGTCCGTTGCTCGATACACGGGGATCTTGTCGGCGCCGTCCTCGATCTTCTCCATCCGATAGGTCGCGTACCCGACGGAGATGTTCTGGATGATCCCGTCCTGCACCTTGCGGAAGATCTGATCGGCGATCGGGTCGTCCTCGGCGCGAGCGAATCGCACCGTCGCGGTTCCGCGCTTGCCGTCGACGGCCGCCGAACCCTTCTCGACAACTCCGATCACGCCATTGGCGTCGTACGCGCTGTGAGCGTTCAACAGCGGGGCACCGTTGTTGAGCCGCTTCATGCGCACGTGCTTCGGCTCCAGCGACAGCTCCTCCCAATAGCGATCCCAGAATCCGCGCAGCACGCGCGCTCCGGTCGTCCAGATCACATCGACTGTGCGCGCCTCGACGTTCACGCTACTCGGCACGACAGATCCGACGCGAGTCAGCCGCGGCAGATCGACAGTCTGAGATCGGTGCGTCATCAACCGGGGCAAGGATCACGCCGGTTAAGCCGAGTCAAGCCCCTCAGTGCGTCGTGGCTCCGGCGTCGCCCATGTCCCCCGCGTCGCCTCCGTCGCCCGTGTCGGCGGTCTCGTCGGCGGCCGGCTCGCTGGTCGCTGGCGCGGACGCACCTTGCCGTTGGCCGGCGCTATTCGTCTGCCTGGGATCGCTGTCGAGCACGACCTCACCGGCATCTCGCTTGCGGTTGTACGCGATGATCTCGGCGAGGACCTTATCCGGATCGTAGCCGCGCTGGCGCACTGCCTCTGCCCACGACTTGAGCCCGCCGCGGATCTCCTTGATGTCGGCGTCCGCCTCTTTCTCGGGGTCGATGATCGCCATCGGCTGGCAGGTCCACTCGGCGGGCTGATCCGCGACGTCGTCGCCGGCGAGGATCATGGCGTTAAGAAACCATTTCCATGCCGGCTGACAGAGCTGGGGGATCAACATCAGCTCCTGCCACACCTCGACGTCGCCGCGGAGATCCAACCGAGCCGCGCGCTCGGAGCTGTAGTTGGCCTGGCTGTAATCGGCCGAGATGCCCGAGTACGTGGTCCCGAGCCCGGCAGCGACGCCGCGGAGTGCCGTCGCGCTATACGATGCGTGATCGTTCGACGCCGGCGGGCTCGGTGTGTTCACTTGCTTGCCTGGCTGCAGCTGGATGATCGTGCCCGGCTCGATCGTGTCGGTCGGCTGTCCAGTCGTCGTGTCCGTTCCAGCGAGCCCAGTTGCGGCGCCGAACCCGTCCAGATCGGTAACGAACGCCGCCGTGCACGCGGCGAACTTCTGTTTCACCAGCGTGGCATCCTCGAACTCGAGGAAGTCGTGCAGGCGCAAGTCGACGCTCGCGAACCACGACCCCGCGCGAACCTGGCCAGGTCGATCGATATCGAACACATGCAGAACGCCGTCGGCCGGCACGCGCTTGGAGATCGGGCTGATCGCGCCGCCTGTACCGATCGGCCCATTGCTACCTGGGTGCCGATCGAAAAGCCAGTACGCTACACGTCGCCCGAGCGCGTCGTGCTCGATGCCTTGTACGATCGGGCCGCCAGCGTCGCCGAGGTATCCGTCGCGGGTGGTGTCGAGGAAGTCGGGCTCGAGAATCTGCAGCTGCAGCGGTACCGAGAGACCGTCGACAGGGAGTCGGAACCGCCTGCGGATCAACACCTCGCCGGATTGGATGATCGTGTTCATCGCGAGCCGCTGCAGCCCGTAGAAGTTGAGCCGCCCGGCAGCGTCGCATTCCGTGGTCTCGGCCCACGTCTGCCATCGCTGCATGATCAGATCTGCGCCGCGCCCGGTGGCCTTTGGGCGGATCCCGCAACCGATCGTGTCAGAGAGGATCCGGCGCAGCCCCCGCCGCGCCCATGGATTGTTCCTGACGAGGTCTCGTCCCTGCGCGCGCAGACGCGCGAGCGTGGGACCCGATGCAGCGGCGTTGGCGTCCGTCCCCAGGCGATGCCAGCCGTCCGTGCGCCGACCGACCGACGCGGCGTCGAAGTGCCGCGCGATCATGCGAGAGCGCATGCGACGGGCACCCCACCTCGGAGCGATCCATGTGATCGCGCGGTCAAGCCACGTCACGAGCCAAGCCCCGTTCTGGTCGCGACGAGCCGATAGTTCGGCCCGGATCCCAGCTGCCGGTTGATATCGGCGAGCAGAGAGCGCAGCTCGGGGAGCTGTGCCATCTGGTAGGTAGCCGACCGCTGCTCGCCGCCGCCGTTGAATGAGACCGTGACCGCGCGCTTGCCGGTCGCGAGCTTTACGATCGCGGCCGCGACCGCGTCGCGATCTTCGACAGTCCAGATCGTTGCCATGCGACAGGGCATGATCACGCAAGGTGCTGCACTGTCAACCTCGCTCGAGCTCTGGTAGCGTCGCTGCGCCGTTGTGTGACGCGGCAGAACAGGGAGAGCCACATGGCCATCAAGATCGATCAGATCGTAAACCACCCGGGCGCAAACAACACCACTACCGGCAACGACTACCAGCCGCCCGGCATTACCGGCGAGGATTGGTGCCACTGCGTGAGCACCGTCAGCTACGAGGAGCTACGCGATTTCTTCGACAACAACCTCGAGACGATCGGCGTGCTGTCGTCGCGTATCCGCCGCCCGATCGATGGGAGCTTCGTCACGTACATCGGCCTGAACGCTGACGAGCGTGACCTGGTGATCGGCGTCGCCGGACCGACCACGCCCGGCCGACAGCCGACGGTGTTCCATAGCGCGTTCGACTACGACACGAATTCGCCGCCAGCCACGTACGAGCCCTAGCGCCGGCGACCGAACAGACCGCGACCGACGCCGCGCGCCCGGCCCCGGTCCCACACCGAACGCTTTCGCTCACCCGTGAGCGATTGGCCCGGCGCCGGCGCCGGGGTCCGCGAACTCGCCGCCGCCGGCGGTCGCTGCGCGGCGGCGGCCGCGAGCCGGTCAATGCCGAGCAGCGCGACCGCGGCGCGCGCGTACACCCGGCAGTCCAGATAGTGGTTCTCGCGGTTCGGCAACACCCGCCATTCCATCGTGGCGCGCCGGTTCTTTCGGTTGATCACCGTGACGAGATGCTCGGCCGTGAGCTGCCGGAAATACTCTTCCTCGTACTCGGGCCAGCGGCAGTAACCCGGTGGCGCGACGCCGCCGACAACGACGAGACCGAGCCAGCCGTAGAGCTCGGTTTTTGCGACACCGACGCCGACGGGGTACATCTGGAAACCGCGCTTCATCTTGCGGCCGCTGATCGTGATGTCGACCTTCGACGGCAGGCCGACGAGCACGCGCGCATCGGGTACGCCCTTGACGGCGATCACCCGGTTCGGTGGCTTCGTGCGGCAGTAGTTGTAGACGACGTTCGTGTTGTATCCGCTGTCGACGGCCATCATCAAGATCGTGAACTGCACGCCGCTCTCGCCGGCGAACGATCGGCCGAGTAAGAGATCAAGCTGCAGCCACGGGCTTGCCGGCGACGCCGTGTCGGCGGTGTCGCCCATGATGCAGCCGATCTCCACCGAGGAGCTGCGCTTCTCTGCGTCCCACGCGACCACCTCGTACATCAGCCGATCTTTTTGCACGTCGACGCCGGACGTCAGCGCGATCGTGCCGTCGACAACCGAGCCGATCGGGTACGGCTCGCGGCGCCGGTACAGCACCTCCCACGCCGGCGCTTCGCCCTGTTGCTGCCAGGTCTCGCCGAGCGCGGTGTTGACGAACGTGCGCAGCGTCTCAGGGCGCCGCTTCGCCTCGAGAAACTCGGCGACGAGCTGGCTCCATGTCGCGTTCGGCGACATGGAGTATGCCGCCCAGATGTGGAACGATGCGTGTCCGCGGAACGGCGCATCGGCCCGCCATTCCCCCAACTCGATCATCCTGCGCTTGTGCGACTCCTCGATGTCCGAGCCGCATCCGCTGCATACGAATCGCGCGGTGTCCGGCCGTCCATCGTCCCACTTCATCCGGTGACCGCGCTGTTCCTCGTCGTCGCCGTCCCTCTGGCGGAACCTCAGGAAGTCCATGTGGGCGCAGTGCGGGCACGGCACGTAGTACCGCCGCTGATCGCCCTGCAGGTAGAGCTCGTCGATCCGCGACTCGCCCGCTACGAGTGGCGTCGACGCCGCGATGATCTTCCTGTTCCAGTAGTACTCGGTGCGCTTGATCGCCAGGCTGACCGGATCGCCCTCGGAACCGGCGCTCGCCGGGTAGCCGTCGACCTCGTCGAGAATCATCACGCGACGCGAGACGCGGCGGAACCCGCGGCCGCTGTTCGCGCCGACCATCGCCAGCACGCCGCCCGGGAACACCTTGAGCAAGACCGTCTGATCCTTGCTCTTGACGTCGCGCACGAGCCCGTCGAGCACGCGCACGTCGCGCAGCATCGGCGCGATCTCCTCCTTCGAGTAGCCCTGCGCATCCTCGACGGTCGGCTGCACGACCTGGATCGGACACGGGTCCGCGACCATGAAATACGCCACGGCCGCGTTCATGCACTTCGTCGCGCCGACGCGCGCAGACTTTTTCCATGTCACGCGCTCGACCGCCGGGTCGGTGATCGCGTCGAGTACTCCGCGCTGGTAGGGCAGCGATCGCCAGCGGCCCGGCTCGGCCGCGCTCTCGGCCGACAGCCGGAAGTAGCGATCCGCCCACTGCGATAGGCGCATCCGCGCCGGCGGGCGGAGTGCCTCCTCGGTTCCGTCGAGCCACGCGGCCGTCACATTCACCCGAGCCGGTAGGTCGCCGACCAGCATCCGCCGCCGAACTCCTCGCCGCGCGCGCCGTCGCAGGTCTGCATCGGATTCCAGCCCCACCCGCCGGCGTTCTCGCGATCTGCGTCGAGCACCAGCCCGCAGCGAGCGCAGCGGCGGAACCGTTCGACGCGCGGCAGACGGATCCAGTCCCACAGCCGGGCGAGCAAGCCGCCGGCGCCGATCGCCGAGCGACCGATCCGCGCCGCCGGCAGCGGCACGCGCGGCGCGATCGACACCAGCGCGACCGGCTGCGGGTAGTCGGTCGCGAGTGTGTCGCCGCGGTAGCCATGCAGGCGCGGCATCTACTCGACCTCGACGCCCAGGTCGTCGACCTCCACCTCGGCGAGCGGCGCGGCCGCGGGCAGGGAGGGCTCGATCTGCTCGAGATCGGGCTCGTCATCGACGCTCGGCTCGGAGGGGTCGCCCTCGGCAAGCTCCTCTAGCGCCTCCCGCAGCAGCTCGTCGAGCACCGTCACGAGATCGCCGCTGATCTCGGGCATGCGCTGCGCCAGCCGCACCGGTATGCCGAGCAGCTTCGTGCGTACTAGGGTGAACTTCTCCATCACGTCGCGCCGCGCGTCCTCGATCCGGATGAACTCGCCCTTGCGTTCGGCGAGCTCGAGCTCGGCGAGCTGCGCTTGAGCGAGCTCGCGGCGAGCCGCGGCGCCCTCACGCGCTGTGCGATGCGCGAGGTACTCCGGCGGATCGCGCGGCGCGGCCGCCGGCTGATCGACGCGCTGCTGCGTGTTCGCGCTCCACTCGCGATCGGCGAGCTCTGGATCGGCGATCTTGGGCTTGCCCGCCACGGTGGCCACCGACTTGGAGAGCCGGCCGGTCGTGATCGCCTTGCTGACCGCCTCGGGCGAGACGCCGCGCAGCTTCGCGTACGCGCGCAGCGACATCGGTGCGGCCTTCGTCTCCGGCGCCGCTCGAGAGCGCGCCTTGGGCTTTCTGCGGGCCTTCCTGGCGATACTGCGCTTGGCGGTCACGTGAGCCACATGATCCGCCGCTGACACGGGTGTCAACGCGTTGTCAACCTCACGCCGCTTCGTCGGGCGGCTCGTCGTCCCGCGGCGGCGCTGTCTCGCGCATCCCGCCACGTATCGCGCCGGCGAGCACAAGCGCGCTCGGGACGAAGAACACCACGCCGGCGATCATCACGGCGATCGCGGTCGCGGCACTCCTGATCGTGGGGTTCGCGCCAAGCCGTAGCGCCAGCGCCTCGACTCCGATGGACACCAGCCACAGCAGCGCAAACTCGGCAGTCAGCGTCCATGCGTCCCTCCGATGCCCCATGAGCCACGACGCGAGCAGCAGCAATCCGACCGGCGTCATGAACACCAACCACTTCAGCAGCCAACCCACGAACCCACGAGGCCACGTCACCGTGATGTCCCAGGAAAACTGGTCAGCCCATGGAGCCAATCGCTCGCGGCGGTCAGCGCGGCATCGGGCGCGCCGTGCACGGTCGATGTCCGACTTCATGCCTCGCTCCTCGATGGATCCAGTCCGCACATCTCGAACGCCCGACGCGCCGCCTCGTCGCGTTGCTCTTGCGTCGTCATCGCGCACCACGTTGCCCGAGCCCAGCCGTCAACCGTCCAGCCGTCAACCGTCCACCTAACCCAGCGAAATCGATCACCAAGTTCACCGCCGCCCCGTTCCTTACC